GTCGCCCGGCATTTTAATAACCTCGGTTTTGTGGTTCGGACGCCAAACAGCAATCCCCCCGGTTTTTCCGGGGTCAATTCCCACTACTGCTGATATTCTTATATTTTTTTCCATAAATAACCTCCTGCACTTTTTAATTTATTATTTACGCATCTATTTATATTTGATTGTGGAATGTGTGTTTCCTTTGATGCAATTTGAGCATTTGGATATGATTTAATAAATACATTATCCCTTGAATATTGATAAACCTTTATACTCCTTGGGTGTAATTCTCCATTTCTACCTTTCAGTGTTTTAGATATTTTTTCTTTCCATAAAATATTACGTCCTTTCAGACTTTTTGAAATTCTACTTCTTGTTATTGGATTTAATTCATTTTGCTGTCTTGTAGCCCATTTCAGATTATTAGCATTGTTGTTTAATGGGTTTCCGTCTATATGGTCAATCTCCGGTAAATTTCCCGGATTTGGTATAAATGCTATCGCTACAAGTCTATGAATATTAAATTTCTTGTTTCTCAAAGAAATATATAAATATCCTTTCCTTAAACCCGCTTTTAATACTTTACGCAAAGACTTTACACGCCCAAAATTACTAACTTGATATGTCCCTGCATATCCGGGAACATCTTTCCAAATCTCATTTTCCATAATTGCCAACTTTTAAGAACTGCCAACAAATTAGAAACGGGGACGGGCTGTTGGCTTGCCCTTTCGGTCGGTTAATTACTCCGCCTATCCCCGTTGCAAATATAATTATTTTTGTTTCAATTCATACTATACAATCAATTTTCATTTTCTGCCTCCAATTCCACTATTAGCGTATTCATTCTCAAAACCTCTCTTATTCCCAAATTTTGAGTTATATCTTTTTCGTTTTCTCTTATTTTAGGCAATAAGGGTCTATAATCTTCATATTGTCTTAAATCCATGCCCGTAAAAAACATATCCCACGCCTGCATATCCATTTCATTGTTCAGTATAATTTGGCACGCTTCTTTGTTATTTCCGGTGTTTAAGGCTTCCGCCAATTTTACTTTTTGTTCCCATTCCATAATTCAAATAAAAAATAAATAGTTATCAATCTGTATTTCCTCCGCAATCATACGGTCGAACGTGCGTTTTATCTCTTTGTCCCTCGCAATCTCATACGCCGTAAAATCCAATTCCGGGGCGTCGGTTCCCTTTCGTTGGACGTGGAACGCTTCGTATTTGTTGACGAACCCACGGGCGACACGTTGCATATATCGGGCAAGTGCTTGTTTGCGGTCGTCCTCGGTTCCGGCAACCTCATTGGCAAAACCCAACTTTCGCAACCAATCATAAATCAACATTCCGTCAGTAACCCCCAACACAAACCGCCCGGTATATTTGTATTGCAAAAATACCTCCCTACATCGGGCGACGCTTTGGTTGTGATAATACCGTTTTTCCTCCGGCGTCAATTCCTTTTTCGGCTCCGGCACAGCCTTATACGCTTTATGTATAACCCCGTTTTGTTTCCGGCGGTATGCGTTCAATATCTTTGCGAAATAATCGGCGTTGAATTGTTGATAATGCTTTTTGTCCGGGTTGCCTTGATTGTCTTTCGGCAAATAGTCGTCCAATTCCCCGGTCGTCGCCAACTCAAATGCCAACTTAATATCCGCCAATGTCATTTGCGAATAGTATTTTTTGAGTATATCCAACAACCGGGTACAAATGTACGCCCAATCTTCCGAATTGGTCGGGATTATATACCCGACGTCCATTGCAATGAACCGGAACATTTGCCCGGTTTTCGCAACCAACGTGCCGTCGTCAATCTCGGCAATTTGCGTTTTCGTTGAGGCGGCAAAAATGTACTTTTCGACCCCGGATAACGATTTGGCAACCTCCGGTAACTCAACCATCGCCCGGCGCACCTCAATTGCTTTTGCCGTTCCACTATAAAGCAAAACGGCGGCGGATTGTCTTTTTTCGGGCAACGTTTGTGGCAATCTGTTTGTCTTTTCGGGTAATGTTTCCATCTTAATAATCGTCTTTCAAATACTCAATAGCCCCGGCAACGTTCAATCTTTGCGTTGGGGCTTTGTATTCGGGTTTCAAATGCAACTTTTTCTTTTCGACGTCCCCCCGTATGAAATTGCGGACGGTCGCCAACCAACCGTTTTTAGTGCGCTTCATATTCTTTTGGTCGCTCCAATCGCTAACCGAATGAAAGTAATAAACCAAATCGACCTTTTCAAATTCCGGTGTCGCAAACTTACTTTCAAACTCTGAATAATCCACGCCAACGCCGTTTTCAAATTTAACCATTTTGTAAACGTCGGAATTACGGAATAACGTTTTTTTCTCCTTTGGTTCCTCAACCTTTTGTTCTTCCGGGAATAATTCCCCGACAACATTGTTGTTGGGGGTATTCTCATTATCATTTATTGTATTATCTATATTATTACTATTATACCCTAAACTTTCGTTTATGGGTACCCCTAAACTTTCGTTTATGGGGGGCATCAACTTTTGTTTAGGGGTATCAACTCCGGTTAATATCCTTGCTGCCTTTTCGGTAAATGTTAGTAACTCGTAATTTTCACCAAAACAATACAGAGTTTTGTTATACAATTCGCAATTAGGATGTTTTTGTAAAATTCCGGCTTTAATCAAATTATCAATACGCTTTATCATGCCTTGACTTGTCTTTATATTCAATAACGGCATTGCTTCCAATATTAACTTGTGGGAAATCCAAAAATATATTCCCTCCGGGGTGTGCATCTTAACGCAACTTGCACAATTGGCGAAATCTTTTATAAAATCAAAAATCGCCAAATCTATTAAATCTAAATCTAAACCGCTATTAACGGCGGCATATTGGTTTATTAATATCGTGTATTTCATGATATTGATATTTTATAAACATCCGGTTCCGCTACGGGCTGAACTGATTTTATTAACAATCCTTTTTCGCATAACCATTTAAGGCAATCAATTACAGTGCTTTTATTTATCCCTAAACATTTGGATAAATATAAAATACCCTTTGAATACTCGCCATATCTAATACAATAGGCGTGTATCATTGCATACAACATTAACTTATTACCTTTCAAATGTAATTCGTTAATCCATTTGTTCTTTACAATAAAATCCATGATAAAATATAAAAGCCCGCAATCCGGGCTACCACACACCGGAAAACGGGCTTTGCGCTAAATAAATTAGCAATACTTTGCAAACGGTGGTAGTCGTTTGTTTTATCGACGCAAATATAGCATTTTTTATTCATTATCCAATTGCTTTGCAGGTTCCCACGCTTTGCGCACTTTCAAAACATTATCCGCACTTTCATTAGGAACCAATGAGACAACAGGAAAGCGGGAACGGTCTCCCGGCTTTTGAGTTGTGGCAAATTGTACGTTCAAATCAAAGATAATGCCTTTGCAAAATCCCCGTTCCGCTAACATACCGTCGAACGTTTCCCGGATTTGCGGAATTGTGGACGCTGTACCCTTTGTTGCAAATTGCCAAACCCCGGCAATACCCCGCACCAACGGAACAATGAAATTAAGCGTTAATGTAACCTCCCAACCGTCGGCGTCGGGTTGTTTGCTTTTCCGGTTCGGGTATCGTTTGGCAATCGACGCCATTAAATTTGGGTATTGCGTAACCGTCAATTCCTCATATTTTTTGCCGTCCCATACTTGGAACGTTTCGCCATCGCCCGCCGCAATCAATCGCCCGTCGTCGTCCCGGTATTCGTAACGCTCGTTACATACTTTTGCCGGGTCGTCGTCCGGGAAAACAATTTGTATTGTTTGCGGCTTTTCGCCGTATGCTTGGGTAAATAACCCGGCATATTTCCCCGTTGGTATGAAATAATCAACGCTTTGCGGATAACCGTTTGCGTTTTTCATTCCGATTTTTATTTGTCCGACACGGGGTAAAATCAAACGTGATTTTTCCGCCTCCGGTCTAACAATCCTACCTTTTATATTTCCTTTCATGCTCTTTATATTTCGGGGTCGTCGTTCAACAATCTTTTCTTATTCTCGTTTTTGGGCTTTTTGGGCGCATTTGCGGGCTTTTGTTCCTTTTCCGGTGCAACCGTCCGTTTCGCCGTCTTTCGTCCCGTGGCGGGCTTCTTTTCCGCCTCCTTTGCCGTTTTCCCGGTGCGTTTCACAATCTTTGTTTTCTTAATCTCCGGTTCCGGCGTTTGTTCCGGGGCAACCGCATCCGCTTTGACGGTATCGGCGGCGTCCGTGGTTTCGTCCGGGGTCGCCTCTTTGGGGGCTTTCGTTTTAATCAATTCCGCCAAAGACAACGATATTACATTTTGGGACAAATCCGGGGCGTCGTCCAATACAACCATACCATTAACCGCCGTAAACGTGTTGTCCCGCTTTTCGTCCTCAATGGCGGCAATCTCCAACAGATAGGGGATTTTCCGTATATTGGGGCTTTCGGTTTGCTCTTTCAGATTGTAAGACGGTTTTTTGCGCCAATCTTTCGGACTGAAATTGAAAATACGGGTAACGGGGAATTGCTCAAAATTGACATTCCACATATCCCGGTACATCCCCAATTGTATTTCGCTTTCCTCGTAAAAGCCTTTGCGCCCGCTTTTGAAATCGACAATTGCGTTAATCCGGTCGTCGCTTCCAATCTTTGCCCGCATGGTACACGGGCAATCAATCATTCCGGCGTACTTGTAATACGGGTGTACCAACGCAATTTCAACGGCTAACGGTCGTACATCATAATCCAATACGAATTGCGCAAACGCCAATACGTCCTTTTTCAAATCGTCGGCGTAATAAATAAAGTCGTCCGGCAATCGGTAAACCTCAATGTATTCTTTTAGTTTGCCTTTTAACCCGTCCAAATCATAAGCCCGGTTAATTAATAATTCCTCAAATGCGGCGTGCATAAACGTACCATACGCCGCCCGTTCGCCTTTGTATCGTTCCGCTTCCTCAATGCCTTTGTTGGCAATCCATTGTATTAAGTGCGGGGCTTTGGGTAACGTTTGGGACAATATCGTTGTAACCGACGGGAAAAACTCCGGGTTCCCGTTGTCGTCATATCGGTAATAATAGCGGTGTCCCTTACTATTCAATTGCCAAACCTTATACGGGGGTTCAATCAACGTTTTTTCATCAAAAAACATAGCCGTCATTTCCTCAACCGTCATGCCCGGCAATATCTCAAATATTCCGGTTGGTTGTTCAACCTCGACCGCTTCAAACGGTGGGATTATTTGTTGTTGTTCCTCGGTAATTTCCGGGAATTGGTCGGCGGGAACGGCTCCCAAACTTTCGACCGTCTTTTGTACCGGGTTTTCCGGTTTCTTTTTGTTCGCTCTCATTTTCTACTCTTTTTTAATTCTGAAAATCCACATAATACCATTGCGGCACACAGACCCGCAAACATCAATTGCCACGGGTTCCAAAATGCGCCAATCAGACAAACAACGCCCAACGTTCCAAATGTCGCAATAATCGCTTTCGCTTGGAACCTATCGGAAAACATAACGTCCGCCATGCGTTCAAACCATTGTAACCCGTTATTCTTCATAGCCAAACAAATAATTAGGGGTACAATTACACATTTCGCAAATGATAACGACCCATTCCGGGCGTATCTGTTTAGTCGTTCCGTTACATAAGTTAGTCATATTAACTTGTTGTGCGCTTTCGGTGCGTCCCTCCCATAACCGGGCGGCAACCTCTTTTTTATAAACTTTAATTCCGGCGGTTTGCGCCCGTGCGATTGCCTCGTTTACTCTTAATTTCGTCATTTCTGCCATTTCTTTAGTCTTTTATTGTTAATAACTCGGTTCGTTGCTCTCTTTGTGTCCGCAATGCGTACACGTCATTTCCTCCCAAATTGCGGTATATTCCGGCGGGGTCAAATATCCGTCGCCTCCGGTCTGTTTATATTCGCCGTCGGTAACTTCCATTTCGCCGCCGCATTCCGGGCAATCGTCGTTACCCATTAAATCCAAATCCGGGACAATGAAATATACCCGTTTCAGATACACGCCCAACGCCTCGGAAATAGCCGCATAACAATTGGCGGTTTGTTCCTCGGTTACGTCCTCGTTTATTGCATCGAAAACGGAAACGCCCCAATTGTCCGGGTCGTCCTCAATAACTTTGTTTTTGAGTAATTCCGAAACGACAATTTCGGAAACTTGTTTGGCTGTTTTCCCGCTATCGGTCGCCAATTGTTTTAATAAATCGCTCTCTTTTATTCTCATATCTTTGCCGGGTACTCCCCCGGTGGGTTTTTGTTTCTGCAAAAGTACAAATAAAATCTATATTACCAAAAACAAAACCTTTGAAAGTTTTATTTGTTCACGTTGGACGCTTGTAATACAGATAAAAAGCACTAATTTTGTTGCACCGCATAACCTTACAACATCGCTCTCGGTTACTGCGTACCAACCCCCGGCGTTACTTCATTGCGTCGGGGGTTACTTTTACCCGCTCAATATAGATATTTCGGTATATATCGCCGTAATACCCGGTTTTCCTTGTAATTCGTTCCAACGTTCGCAAATCGTATTCGCCAAATACAACGTACTCATGTTCTAACAATTCGGCGTCTTGTAATGCAAACTCAAACGTAATATCAACGTATTTGTCGCCAACCCGGTTAAATGCGTGTTCTATGGGAATAAAAGCAAATGTTTTGCCCTCGCAATATCGCACCCGTTCCGGGAACAATTGGCAAAGCAAATGCGCATTCCGATAACATTGTTGCGGTTGGGGTTT